AGCGAATTATCGGGACTTGGATAGTCCACCGGAGTCAGCGGAGGCATGGGAGTTCTGGAATAAGTCTAATAAAACCGTGTACTGGTACGCGGAGAGCTACCCAGGGGACTTATTGGATATTAAACCTGATCCATTTGCTTTAAAGAACTTTTTTCCATGCCCCAGACCCATGCGGGCCATTAAAAACACACGTACGTTTGTACCAAGGGCGCTTTATGCCGAGTATAAGTCTCAAGCAGAGACTTTAAATGTAATGACGAAGCGAATTAGGCTCCTAAGCGAAGCCTTACGCGTGGTCGGGTTGTTCGACGGATCACAAGCGAAGCTCGCGGACGTACTTAACCCAGCGGCGGGTAATCGCATGATCGCGATTGACTCGTGGGCTACTTTCGCACAGAATGGCGGTATTAAAGGCTCGGTCGAATGGGTGCCTATTGATACCGTGGTTGCGGTATTGGCGCAGCTACAGCAAGCTCGGGAGACAGCGAAAAATGAAATCTACGAAATTACCGGATTTGCGGACATTCAACGTGGCGTCAGCAAAGCATCGGAAACACTTGGCGCGCAAAATATTAAATCCGATTGGGCAAGCGCTCGTGTCAAGAAAATGCAAGCTGATGTCCAGCGTTTCGCGCGAGACATACTCGCACTTGCAGGGGAACTAATTTGTGAGCACTGTGATCCGAGTACGATTGCAATATTCAGCGGCATAAGTATACCAGATGCACAGCAGGTAGCTACGGACCCAACTACACAAGGTTTGGTGCAGACGTTCCAGCAGGCTACGGCCCTTATGAAAAGCGAGATACGGCGTGTCTCTACTATCGACATTGAAACGGATAGCACGCTACTGGCTGATGAGTCTGCGGAGCGTGATGATCGTACTAAGTTCCTTGCCGCCGCTGGTGCGTTCCTACAACAAGCGGTACCGGCGGCTGCTACGACGCCAGAATTGGGGCCGTTACTTGGCGCGCTGCTCATGTTCACAGTGCGTACGTTCCCGTCATCCCGTCCCGTAGAGGAGGAGTTCGAGAAAGTACAGCAGGCGTTCGTTGCGAACTCGCAGAACCCGCAGAACCAGGATAAGGACGGACATCAGGCAAAAGCACAAGCGCAGATGCAAGTAGCGCAAATGGAGCAACAAACCGCCCAGGCGCGTATACAAGCTGATACGCAAATGAAAAATACTGAACTTCAAATACGCGCCCAACATGAACAGCAGCAAGCACAATTGACGGCTGCGCAGGAAACTAACAGGCATCAAGAGAAAATGCTGGAGCTACAGTTACGCCAATCTGAACTGGCTATAAAGGCGCAAGAGGTATCACAGAAGAATATCTCTAACGCCATCGCCAAGGAACAGGCGGATACTTTAAAGTTCACCGCGCTGCATACGGCGGCTATGGCGGAAATAACCGCTGGTGTGGACGATAGTACGGCGGCGCGTCAGGAGAACGTTCAGTACGAGCAGATGGCGAGCGACGAGCGCATCGCGGCGGCGGATCGGGAGGCTCAACCGGACCCGGAAGACGCGATGGCGGGGCCTGGAGGGGGTCCTGGCGGCTCCGATGGCGACGAAGGGGCTTGACCTAGCTCTGGGGCCTTGACGGGCCTCAGATCGCAGCATATGGCGAACGGCAGTATGGTGAAGTCAGACGTTGACCTTCGCGAATACCCGGCGAACTACAGGGGTCGCAAGAAATACGTCCGGGCTACTGACCACGGTATCGTCGCGTACTGTTACACCTATATGGGGTGTGACGGTAAGTATTACATCCTAGACGATGATCGCGGCGTACCAAAATATAGCGGTTTGTCAGCGCCCTTTGTGATGCGCGACATCGCTCCATACAAATCACCCCTAGATAATACTATGGTTACGTCGCGCTCATTGCATCGAGAGCATTTAAAGGTTCACGATGTGATCGAAGTCGGCAACGAGCGGGTTAAGCCTGTTTCGATCCCTACAGCAGATTACGGACGGGTAATCGCGGATAGGCTTGCGGCGGTTAAGAGTATGCCGCAAGCCGATTATGACCATCAAGTACGCATGCAAGCGGCGGAACACTCCGCTATTGCGGAAACTATCGTGGGAGATACATGATGGCAAAAGCACCGCCGATGGCTCCTAATCCTGGTCCTAGGCACGGTAATTTAAATCCTCCGCCATCGCCTGCGCCGCCGACTAACATACCGCCTAGTGGCGCACCATCGCGGAGTGTGCCGAGTAACGTCCCGCCGCCGCGTAAGTAGGGGGGTTTGATGTCCCGTATTGGTAGCTCATATCCGCCGCAAGAGCAGTCGTACGGCGAGAAAGCTGTTGGGCTTTCGTTTAATCCGTCTGGCGATGACGCGGTACATACGTGCAAAGAAATATTTGCCGACGCAATAGACAAAATTAACGATTTTCGTAATGCGGAGAGTACGTCGCCAGAAGCCAAGCGGCTTGCGTCTATAGCTATTACTGAGACGCAGGGAGCGCAGATGTGGGCTGTAAAGGCATTGACTTGGAAGGATTAGTACTGTGGCTGACGAAGTTGACTTCGTATCGGATCTGAACAGCGGTGATGTTGATACTGCTGAAAGTCATGGCTCCATACCTGTCAACGCTGGTGATGTACCTGTAAATGCGGTTCCGGCAGTACGCGAAGTACAACCGCAGCCAATCCCGGTTCAGGACCGTAAGGAGCCTACTGATAAGCCTCTTAGTTTAAGAGATCAGATTTCAAGTGCTTTAAAGGGCGACGGTACTGATACTCCGCCGGTTGCGCGCCAAGATGGCCGTAATCCAGATGGTACTTTTGCGGCCAAACAACCAGTGGTCGTAGACCCCAATGCAGCAGCACCGGCTGGCGCTCCAGTAGCGACGCCGCGTGGGCTGGATCAAGCAACATTTCAGACCCTCCCGGCGGAAACGCAAGCGATGCTTGCGCGTACTATGGGGGAGTTGGAGCAAGCGCGTGGAAGGTACGCGCAACTCGATCAGGTAGAGCAACTGATCGGCCCACGCCGTCAAGCATGGGCTTTAAATGGAATGACCGAGAGTTCCGCCCTCGGTCAATTGCTCGCCCTTTCGGATTTTGCTGGTCGCGATCCAAAAGGCTTCATTAAGTATATGGCGGAAAATTCGGGAGTAGACCTCGCACAGTTAGTCTACGAGCAGCCTATTGTAGATCCCGGTATGACTGCGATGCAGGCAGAAATTGCCTCGCTGAAGCAACAACTAACTGGGTTCAATACTCAGCAGCAGCAAGCCGCGCATACGGCGACGGTAAACGAAGTTATCGCATTCGCTTCGGAGAAAGGCGGGGATGGCCACCCCCTGCGCCCGTACTTCGACGAATTAGGTCACAACGTATTACCGTTCATCGAGGCGGTACGCAGCCAAAATCCTTCTTGGAGCAAGGCTCAAATACTCCAAACAGCGTATGAGAACGCATGTTGGGGAACACCGTCTGTACGGGCTAAGTTGCAAAGCGCCGCTAATGCGGTTGGCGATGCCGAACGTATCCGTATGGCGGCAGAGAAGGGAAATAGGGCAAAAGCCGCTAGTGTTTCGGTACGTACTGGTTCTCCAGCTTCACCTGGAACGCCTCCAGATACGGCGAACAAATCGCTGCGCGATACTATACGGGCGTCTATCTCCACTCACACTTAACCCCTTTAGAGGACAGATGTGCTGTGGCCGTACCAAACCTATCGGAAATCGTCACCACGACGATTGAAAACCGCTCGCGCACGCTAGCGGACAACGTGAGCAAGTCTCACGCCCTACTTGACCGGCTGGAAACCAAGGGTAAAGCGAAGCCCGCCGATGGTGGCCGCCGTATTATGCAAGAACTCGAATTTGCCGAGAACGGTACTTTCGGCTGGTATTCTGGGTACGACACCCTGAATATCTCGCCGCAAGAGGTATTCAGCGCGGCTGAGTACGACTGGAAGCAATGCGCTGTCGCCGTATCCATTAGTGGTCTTGAAGAACTGATGAATAGCGGCGAGGAAGCGTTTATCGACCTTCTGGAGAGCCGTATCGGTAACTCCGAGCGTACTATGCGTAACCAGATGGGCAAAGCTGTTTACGGTGATGGAACAGCCTCTGGCGGTAAGGCGGTAGGTGGTCTAGCGTTATTGGTCGCTGATGCAAATACGGTCGGTACGGTTGGCAACATCAACCGGGCGAACTGGTCGTTCTGGCAGAACCAGTCGTACTCGGGCACGACTAATTTTGGCGGTGTTACTGCGGTAACGAACATCAATTCGTACATGAACCGTACGTGGTTGACGATTGTGCGCGGCAATGAAAAGCCTGATTTGATCATGGCCGACAATACGTACTACCGCTATTATTGGGAGTCACTTACTCCACAGCAGCGGTTTACGTCCCCCGGCATGGCGCAAGCGGGCTTTGAGAGCCTGAAGTATCAATCGGCGGATGTGGTGTACGATGGTGGTATTGGCGGTGGCGCCCCGGCGAACCATATGTACTTCTTGAACACCGACTACATCTACTTGCGTCATCATCCTAAGCGCCGGTACGTCGCTATCGGTCAGAAAGAACGGTTCTCGACCAACCAGGACGCCATGGTGCAACTCATGGGGTGGGCCGGGAACATGACGCTTTCGGGCGGCATGATGCAGGCGGTACTTCGCGACTAGGAGTTTTAAAGCTCTTAATGGCGCGCTTATAAACCCTCTTTAAAGGACTTATTGTTATGGCTTGGAAAACTGGTCTAAATGCGGGGTTAGGGCTACCGAATGCAATTCAGCCGGTTGTACCTGATCCTACGCCGTACGTACCTGTGGGTACTGTGGCTTCGTTTTGGGAAGATACCCTAGGCCCCGCCAATCTGATTTATTTGCCGGGTATTGCTAATGTGGCGGCTGGCGATGTGGTGGCGTACGATCTATTCCCTGGCAATGCCACAGTAAGCAGGCTCGTGACGCCGGGTAATGCAAACAACGGGCGATCTGTTGCGGTATCGCTTGCTCCGCTTACAACGGGTCAATACGGCTGGTTTCAGATCACTGGCGTAGCCATCGTGAATGCTATAGGCGGTGTGGTGGCGGGCGCTGCTATGGGGAGTGGTACAGCGGGTTCCCTCGGTAGTGCGGCGGTGGCGGGTGGTCAAATCCTTGGCGCTCGGTTTTCATCTGGGGTCGGTACGCCAGCGGCGGGTAAGGCGTATTTGACCCTGAATAACCCGTTTATTCAGGGTCAAATCACGTAGGAGTTTTAAAGCTATGGAAATCGAAGACCCCCAATTTAAGACCGCGGATGGCTCCGCACTTCGCATGTGGCGTGATACGGCAAAAAACGAATTTTTGTCGGAGCGGGAAGGGCGGCCTATGTACGACGACGTTATATACGTCGAAGTTATCTCGCCTGGATCGCGGGATAGTACGCCAGTATTTGAGCTTATAAGGTACCCTAACGAACAAAGCGTCAACAAAGAGCCGCTGTTTGGTATTAAGTACCAAGAGCTTAAAAGTTACGTCGAGTCGTTCATAAAGGACGACGAAGTTGATAGCGCGTTGTCCGGTACGCCTTTAAAGCAATGGCCGGAGATATCCCGTACTATGATTTCTACGCTCAGAGCGCAGAATATCTACACAGTGGATGCTCTTGCCGCGCTACCTGACACGAAACTCAGCGTAGTTGGGCCGGATGGGCGTACGTGGCGTACTAAGGCTCAGGCTTATATCGAGGCTGCGAAGGGTAGCGCTCACGCTACGAAACTTGCTGCTGACTTGGAGCGTGCTCAAGAAGATATAAAAGCTCGTGACGAGGAAATAAAGGAGCTATCTGCTCGGCTTACGCGTATGGAAACATCTTTAAATCCAGGTAAGCATGAGCCTGAAAAGAAGCCGGATGATAAGTCCGAGAAAAAAGGTGGTAAATTAGGCGATATCGTTTAAAGCGAGCGCGGGTATGACCCTTCTAAGTATGAGCCAAGATATATGTGATACGATCGGTCTCCCGCGTCCGACTGTTATAGCCACGGCTACGGATCAAATATCGCGGCAACTACTAGGTATAGCGAAAGAGACAGTAGAAGATTTAACTGCTCCAGATTGGCCGATATTTGCAGTTCCGTATACGTTTCAAACGGTCGTGGATCAAGACACGTACCCGCTACCTACTGATTTTCATCATGCCATAGCGGATACGGCTTATCTTGCTACGCAGTACTACCCTTTGCGAGGTTCGCTTACTCCGTCCGATTGGCAGCGTATTAAAAATGCGCTTCCGTCGCAGATCGGTAGGTACAAATTCCGTATCATGCAAGCCGCCGGTAGTGGCCCTAATTTTGTGATGTCACCTGTACCGGGGACGGTTGAAACAGTCGTACTTGAATACCGTACGCAAAATCGTATAATACAAAGTGACGGTACTCATGCAATAACGTGGACTGCTGATACCGATACGCCTATTGTGCCTGAAAGTCTTGTGAAGCTAGGTATGAAGTGGCGTTTAAAGCGAGAGAAAGGGCTGGAGTACAGCGACGAGTTTGATGATTATATAATCCAGAAGCAGACGTATGTAGCGCAAGCGCTGGATATCGGTTCGTTAGCTGTGGCGTATCGTCATTTGCTGGATTACCCGGAAATTGCAAATGGTTACGTGCCAGAATACGGATTTGGTGTCTAATGGTCCTTCGTCCTGCCAATCGTAAGAGACGGTCTGAGCCTCATACGCTCCCGGCTCCGGTAGGTGGGTTGAACGGTCGTGACGGTTATCCGAGTATGCCTCCAACTGACGCGTTTGTGATGGATAATTGGTTCCCTAGCGCGACGTCGGTAGATACTAGGGGTGGTAGCGAAAATTTCGTAACAGGTATAGGTGCGCCGGTAGAAAGCTTGGAAGTGTATGCTCTTGGGGAGCCGGGTACATCGTACCCCTCGGTGCTACTGGCGTTCGCGGGGGGAGGCATATATGACGTATCTACGGCCAAGCCACCGGGGACACCGCTTACGCCGCTTGTAACGGGTCGTATGTCAGACCAAGTTACGACTGAAATGTTTGGTAATGCTGGTGGCCAACGCTTACTAATATTCTCTGGTGCAGACCAGCCGCTAATGTACGATGGTACGACGTTTACGCCGTTAGTAATAACTGGTATGACAGGATCGCAAAATACGTTCCATAGTCCTATGAGCTATTCGGGGCGTCTGTATCTCGCACAAGTAGGTCAACTCGGGTTTTATTATCTTGATGTAGGCGCTGTACAAGG